CAGAGGCTCCAGAAACAAATCCAACAAGCGTTAACGAATGCTTTGGAAGGTGATCAATGAGCATGAACAAGAAAGGTGCAGCAATCTTAAAGAGGATAGGTGTTAGTGGCTACAACAAACCGAAACGTACTCCGAACCATCCAACGAAATCGCATGTTGTGGTTGCTAAGGAAGGCGAAAAAGTAAAGACCATTCGCTTTGGTCAACAAGGCGTAACGGGTGACAAGGGTGATACCGCTAGGTCTCGCTCATTCAAAGCTCGACACGGCAAGAACATCGCTAAAGGTAAGATGTCTGCTGCGTTCTGGGCCAACAAAACTAAGTGGTGATGATATGAGTAAAGGTTTATACGCAAACATACATGCTAAACGTAAGCGCATCAAAGAAGGCTCAGGCGAGAAGATGCGTAAGCCAGGCAGTGAAGGTGCGCCTACAAACAAGGCGTTTAAGAAAGCTGCTAAGACAGCCATGAAGAAAAAGAAATGACAGAGTTTGAGAAAGCTGACTTAGATGGTGATGGTGCTATCTCAGAAAAAGAGATGGACATTTACCTTGAGTCTAAACGTCGAGAGATGGAGGACGAAGATGCTAAACGAGATCAGCAGCGAAAGATGGTTTGGTTTGCCCTGTTCGGTATGTTGTTGTATCCACTGTTTGTATTTGGCACTGAGGCACTTGGATTCTCCAATGCGTCTGGCGTAATAGGTGACATGGCTCCAACGTATTTCATGGCAGTGTCAGTAGTGGTCGGTGCATTCTTTGGTGCTGATGCCTACGTTAAAGGGAAGAAGGACAACAAGGATGCTTAATTGGGATTGGTATGACCTGGCTGTGATGATGAGCGGCTTTCTAGGGGTGATACTAGGTATGCAGTTATACGATATTTGGAGAAAGTGATGTTTGATTTACCGTTAGAAGCAGTCACTATGATGGGATCAACCGTTCTTGGCGGTGTGATGAAGATGTGGGGACAGGCACAGCAAGATAAGGCTGAGCAGTTCAAGCAGATGATGGCCCGCAATGGTCAGATCGAGGAAGGGGTAAACAATGCGAGAGCTATGCAAAACCCTAATGCGGCTTGGGTTCGTCGTTTTATTGTTGTTACTGCAATGCTCGGCGGGTTGGGTATTGTATTCCTTGCTCCGCTCTTAGGGCATTCAACATTCGTGCCAGTTGAGGTGACCTCTGGATTCAAGTTCTTGTTCCTTGACTTCACCAATACCATCACTGAGTACAAAGAGCTGTATGGATTTGTGACTCCTGAGTGGCTGCCCTTTGCAATTAGTAACGTGGTTGGTTTCTACTTTGGATCTGCTGCAATGCAGCGCCGTTAGTATGCGCCCATTAGTTCTAGCAGTAGTAGTCCTATTCCTACAAGGATGCTCCAACATACGGGCATTAGGCTTGTTTGGCACGGATTGTTCACCGGATTCAGTTCCTATTTGTATTGAGATTACTGGAAAAAAATCCCCGCCGAAGCGAGGATAACTAGACGGTAGTTTGGAGCGACCAAGAGGATAGGTCTAACCGTCTGCCCTTAGGAAATCAGTGTGAAACACTGTCAACATGATCCACATTTTTGTAGAAGATTGCAATAGGATTTCCTGCAATCATGGCTGCTGACTCTGCTGCTTGGATTAGATGCAGGTGTGCGCTCTTAGGATCCAGACTGGTCAGCAATCCTATCGTTGCAATCAGTGTTGCACTAACTAGCTCATCATCGGGCAGATGACCGAACGCTTCGATGCTCGAAACAATCCGATCAACTGCCGCTTCTTCGTCTGAGCTTAGCTCTTTTGTTAAGAAATCAGAATGGGACATCATCATTCGGCGAGCTGTCACCCCAACCATCGTCACCGCCGGACTGTGGTGCGGTTGAGCCGCCGTGTTTCTCCATAACCTTTACATCACCGCCAAACTTAGGCACTACAATCTCTGTCATGTAGCGCTTCTGCCCGTCTTGTTCCCAAGAACGGTACTCAACTTGGCCCTCGATGTAGAGTTTAGCTCCTTTGCGGACTCTGTCACCTAGGAATTTAATCTTGGCACTGTTCAGTACCTTGACCTGATGCCACTGGGTAATGTCTTTCCACTCACCCTGCTTAGTTTTGTAGCTCTCGTTGGTTGCTAATGAGAACTCCATGAACTGGTCGCCACTTGGGAAAGTCTTGACCTCGCCATCTTTACCCACGTTGCCTATTAATATGACACGGTTAATTGAACTCATTTATCTTCTCCTTTTGCTTCATGGATTAAGGCCTTGACCTTAGCTTTTTGTTGACTGTTAAGTGCGTTCCACGTGGCACTCATTACTGCCTCGTTGTCACGCAACTCTTGGGTTAATTGGGTACAAGCTAGTGCGTCATCACTATCGATGGCATCGACTAGCAGACTCAGATACTTCTGGACTAGCTCTTTGTCTTTGCCTCTTGGCTGACTAAACTCTTTTTCCATGGCTGCGACATACCGATTGTCATCGAACTTGCCTAGGAATACGTCAGCACCTATACCGAGATGACTCAGCGCTTTAGTTAGCGCATCAGTCATTGCTTTCTTGGGCGCATCTTCATCGATCTTACCCTTGTTGTTGAGGATAAAGTCTAATCCTCTGACAGGCCCATACGTGGCGCCATCGAACAGGGAGATGCTGACATCTGCAACTGCCATCACACATCCCCCTGCCTCTAGCGTTGAGTGTTCCACCGTGTAAGCCCATCCCTTACCTACTGGCCCCAATGCTTTGGTAGCCTTCATGATCTGGTACATTGGATCGATGCTAGTAAAGCCTCGACCAAAGGTTACTTTCTTTGTGTACTTTGGATCTGTCTTTTCGACCTGATCCCAAATGGCCATATTGTCCATCGTTAATTGCCCTCTTTTATTAGGATGTAACGAGCGTGACGACCGTTGTTACTGTCGTTCGGCTCAAGTTTTGTTTGTATCTCCACACCTACTGACCGCAACTCTGCGATGCGTGACCGTAGTGCAAAGCCTGTAGCAAAATCCCAATGGGTAATGCCTTTGCCTTTAGCTTTACGTAGTGCTTTGATTACCTTCTCTCTTGATGTGTTCATGTTGAACTCCTCTTGTTTATCAAGATTGATTACAATATACTCCAATGCACAACACATTGTCAATGGAGATTAATATGACAGACAAAGAATTTTCTGCTGATGATTGGGTCGACACTCATGCAGCATCAAAGATTACTGGCTTTACCTACGGCACACTAAGGACGTGGCGTAACCAGAAGAAAGGCCCGATCTACTCGAAGGTAGGCTCAGCCATTAGATACAAAGTGAAGGACTTGCAAGAGTACATGGAAGATCATCTATGCTAGTCACTAACTATCAAGACTTGATCATGTATCTCAGGATGAGAAGGATCATGCTTGATATGTCACAACCTGTGGTTGCTGATCTTGCAGGGATATCAACATCAAGCTACCAAAAGTACGAGCAAGGTCAGATCTCTGTTCATCTTCCTCGCTTGATTGAATTGTGTGATGCGCTAGACTGTCAACTAGCTATCGTCCCATTAGAGAATCAGACACCAGAATTTATCGACATGATTTCTAGTACCATCCGTGATGACATTGACTACAACTTGATACTCAAGAATCGTAGACAACGCGGGGGTGCTAAGGATAGTAAGCACTTACAAAAGATCTTCAAAGCCACAGGCTATGGTCGTGGCACAGCTCGACCGACTAAGAAATCCTAAATGTTTTATGGCAAATCAAAGTACCGTGCTAAGCGGACTGAGGTTGACGGTATTACTTTCGCTTCAAAAGCTGAAGCTAAACGATACGTACACCTCAAAGAACTAGAAGAATCGGGTGACATCTGGGAGCTTGAGCTACAACCAGTGTTCACATTTAACATCGATGGCGAACCCCTTAGATACCCAAGTAAACGGGTCGTCAAATATCTTGCTGACTTCAGATACCAGACCAAGGATGGCGAGGTCATCGAGGATGTAAAGGGAATGGATACTCCCGTATCAAAACTAAAACGTGCGCTTGTTAAGCACGTACATAATAAAGAGGTAATTATAATCAAATGAAACACTATCCTAATTGGCTAGACCAAGAAGCTTGGTCGGAGTACAGACAGCACCGTGCTGAGATTCGTAAACCTTTAACACCACTGGCTGAGAAGAAAGCCATTAACAAACTTGCTGAAATTGTAGATCAGTGTCAAGCTAGTCAACAGCAAGTGATTGATCAGACCATCATGAATGGATGGGTAGGTTTATTTCCTGTAAGGAGTAACGACAATGCACGTCAGCACATACGCCAACAAGCTTTTATCGGAGCGCAATCAACCTTCGATGAACTCAAAGCGCTCGGGTACCGAACTGGATTCGAGGAAGAAGGAGATTGTGAATCACCTGTTCCTCAAAATGTCATCAATTTTCGGGGTTAAATGGGCTAACAATTACCCAACGAAAGAGCTAATGCTGCAAGCTAAGCGCGAGTGGTATGATGCTCTTGAGTCAGTGTCACCTGAGCGTATCAAAGATGCCATCGATCTTGTTAGAGATCAATGTGAATGGCCCCCTTCGATTGCACAGTTCTTAGCACTAACTGTTGAAGCTACACCTAATGCTTGCCATAGGTTATTCCCTAAAGCATTACCCAAGCCACCGCCCAATAAGGACATAGCAAGCAAGGCTATGGCTGAGATCAGGGCGATGCTGAAATCCTAAGCCCGCCTCGGGTACTTGCAGCAGGACTAGCCCACCTGTGGGATTAACGGGCTACTAACAAGCCCAAGCTTGCTCGCCTTCTTCATCTTCGACATAGCCTACCCACCAGTTATCATGGTAGATCTGCCCATCGCCATCCATTTGAACAGCGATCTGTTTAATTGATTCAATATCAAACTCACCATCGAGTTCGACTTCCACTACCATTGGTTCAAACTCAATGGTCACTTCATAACTAGCCATACCTAGACTCCCATATCATCTCTTGGATTTCTTCGTAGTTCTCAGACACAAGCTGATCCATTTGTTCTTCAGTTAGATCTTCACCCGTGTCCTCGAACACAGCCTGATACACATAGGCATCACAGAAATCAGGCGCATCGTTGAAGTCAACGCCATCAATTTCAATATCGGTTACTGTCCGACCGTTCAGAGTTGCCATCTTTAGGCTCCAGTTTTTTAATGAGTTCTTCCAAGTTATCTACTTGGCCCCCTATCTTTGCCATGTCCTCTCGGATCCATCGCATAAACATATCAAGCAGCGACCATTCGTTGCGTGTCATCACCCTTCTCCTCTTTAGATTTTTCCATGATGTAATCGGCGGCTTGCTCTGCCAGTTTGGATGCAATAAACACAGCTCGCTTGTCATCCTTTAGTACCTGCAACCATGACTTAATGTAGCTTTCATGTTGTAGCTGACCGTCAATACCTAGCCGTGCGCATAAGAATGCAGCACCTAGCTCGGCAACTAATTCTTCTTTAGCATAGTCAGGGCTACCAAATGTGCCACGCATCTTGCGATCAAGCCGTGACTTGTGACCAGTCCAGTGGGTCATCTCATGCAGTAGCGTTGCGTAATAGCTACCGACATCTGGGAATCTGTCCTTCTCTGGCATACCAATATAATCTGCATCAGGTCTGAAGAATGCTGAGCTACCGCCATGACGCAGGTCAATGCCATGGCTTGTCACTAAATCAGTGATATATTTGCGTGACTCCCATTCGTATCGCTCGACTTTGGGACGCACGATCTCGATGCCATCTACCTGAGCAACATTGAATACGGTATAGCTGCGGGCAATGAATCGCTTCTCTGTCTTGCCATCAACTTCTTTGTCGTTGATCTTCCAGAATAAAACTTTGGTGCCGTGCTCACCCTTGCGTACTTGACCGCCACGCTCTTTGGCTTGCTTGAATGTCAGCCATTGCGGTATGTCATAGCCCTTATCGAGTGCGGCATACCATAGCTGTAGCACATTGACACCTGAGTAAGGGCGATTGGTATGAGCGTTGACTGGGATACCTTCACCCGGCATGGTAGACCAGGGTTTTACCCATGGTGCTACACCTGATTCCAATGACTTGATAATGCCATTGGTGATTTCTTCATAGATGCTTGCAGACATCTTGATCTCCTTAGAGCATAGCTCTGAGTTGGTTAATGCAATCTTGGAATTGCCATAGCGTTGAGTTGTCATCGTCACCTAGGTGAGCGTTGATAACCTGCTGCAATGCGCTGATTGCTTCGTGAATGTCACGTTCTTTGGGGTCACCAATATCGAATGCATCACCATCAGGTAACGCAAAGTCTTTGGGTTCCCACAACATATCTTTTACTTTGCCCATTAGATTTCTCCCATAATGATTACAAAGAGTGCGCCTATCACAAAGCTAATCACCATAGACCAGATCAATTGCGCCTCTGTAAAGCCACGGCTTTGAGCTTTTTGTGGCTCAGCCTTAGGCTTTAAAGGCTTTAGCTTTTGGCGATACGCATACACTGTGCTGTATGGAATGCCATGATCTTTGCTGATCTGCGCAGTAGACTTGTTAGGATATTTCTCGAAGATCTTATCGAGCTGTTGCTTTCTTGACTGGCCCATTACTTATTCTCCATAGCAGTTAGTAAACAATCGAGGTGTGATTCAAGCTCACGATACTCATCTGTCAATGGCAGTAAGTCATTGCGAATTGTAGCGTCAGTGATTGAGATATCACGGATCTTTTGCATCACCGTGATCTTGCGGTCGAGGAGCATTGCGTAACGCTCCATGATCATTTCTTCAGCAGTCATTAGACATCTCCAGTAGTTTGCGGATCTCAGCCATGTGAATACACAGTGAGTTGACACGTGATCGAAGCTCATCAACTTGCTCATTAGCTCCTGATCCTTCAAGCCTTACAAGTAACTCATCAAAGTCATCTTTGTTAATGACGACAATGTCATCAAGATACTTGCCATCGATTCGTTCAAGCTCGACTTCTTGTATCTCAAGATCATAGATTTCACCGTTAGTAAATCTAAAGTCAGTCACAACTGCGTTGTCGAGTTTAATATCAACGATGCAGTCATCACCACGTGTTGCCATGTAACGCAGCATGTCAGCTATTTTCTTTGGACTCATTAGAGTTCTCCTGTTTTTATGAATTGAGTGACCTCATCACGGGTCATATGTTCTTCCATCCATCGCCACCAGAAATCGTATAGCTCCATGTGCTTTACTTCGGGTGACAGCCCATTGATGTACCGATCTAACTGCTCGATGAAGTCATCGTCATACATCATTTGTCTTTTGACTTGATCAACTTCCATTACTTACCCCTTAGTGTCGCTATGACACTAGCATATATCAGATACATCACTGTATCTAATTGTTAATCACTATCAAGATAGAGCAGTTTATAGTCTTGCTCAGGACTGGTTGATTAGCTGTACTTAGCTAGTAACTCTGATGCAGCTTTGGCAGCAGCAGTATCTTTCTTGTTGAGCGTTGATGCTTTAGATGGTTCTGACCAACGCTTGTCGAATTCTGCAACCATGGCATCTTGAGCTTGCTCATGAAGGGTATGCATCTCATCGTACTGATCTTCGAGATTCTGGATGAATTCGACTTTGGATTCGATGATAGATGACTGGACTTCTGAGCCTGTGTAATGCTCGTTGAGATCACGTAGTTGGGATACAACTTCGTTGATCTTGTCACGTGTAAACTTCATTTGATTCTTTGAAGTCCAACATAAAGCGCCGATAGTGCGCTCTTTGTTGAAGTCTGAAAGGCCTTCCACGAGGGTAAGGATGGTTTGAGTATCGTTAGACATAATGTTCTCCAAGTTAATTGACGAGTGATTCGCCGTGATCCATGCAGCTCGGCGACATAAACCGGGCAGTCAAGCTGAATCACGGAGGGTCACGCGCAGCGGGAAACCGTTATTCTGCTTGATAGGACGGTGTCCCGAGCTATGGTCACGAATCAGCGGATCACCAATTAACGAGGAGATGAAGTGTGACCGATACCAAACCGACTGAAGGGAGTGGAAGCCTGAAAGACGAGGCAAAGTAGCACCGGCACAAAATAATTCTTGATACTTACCAATGACTTACAGACATCTATCTCTACGAGGATATTGACAGGGGTTTTTACTGGGGGTATATATACTTAATCGACTGAACGTAACAATCCGTGTTCGTTATACATTACTACTGATTGTCGATCTTATCCCGACTTGCTATGCTTGGTTAACTTATATAGGATGTTAGCCATGAGCAATACTGATAAACAACTACTGACTACACAGTCTGGTAAGCAAGTCGAACTGACTGATCAACAGGCTGATTTACTTGATCTGTGCTTAACCACTACTTGGACGAAAGCGCAGATCGCCGAACACATGGGCACGAATGTGACATGGGTTTATCAAACGCTGAGAAAACAACACGTTATCGAGGCGATGAATAAGGCGATCTCAGAGAGTATGACGTTTGCTGCGGCTGAAGCGTTCTCGAAGGTGCGTGAACTTACGCAGCACAAATCGGGTTATGTAGCGCTTGAGGCGAGTAAAGACATACTTGATCGAGCTGGATTCAAGCCTGTTGATCGTTCTCAGGTAGCGATCGGTGGAGATATATCCATCAATATTGACTTGGGGGGTTAAAAATCGTTGTTAGTGATCACGTGATTCACCCCTAGAAACGTGATACCTTTCCAAGCTCATTGACAACCAGAGGGCATACAGATGGATTCAGCAGAGATTAAGAAGCGTTTGCGAGAGTTTGTTAATCGGATAACGGTTGAGTATGAGGGCTTCAATCACCTTGGTCAGTTCAACAAGAAGTTGGATCAGGCTGAAAAAATTTTGGAGTATATGGAAGCGAAACATGAGTTACGCATGGAGCGCATGAAGGCAGATTTGCCGGAGCAGAAGGTTGTTGCTACACCTGCTAAGAAAAAAGTTTCCAGGAAAAAGGCTGAGTCTGAGCCTGTTGTTGATACTGATGTGGAGTCCGTTGATGGCTGATTACTTAAAGGATCATGCGGCGCTAGCTCGATACGTTGAGTATGTAGAGAGCAGTGGTAAGCCTGATGTGGTGAGTTACTCTGGTGCGGTGGGTTTGATGGGAATTAAACCGATGACAGCGGCGGGGCCGGGTACTGGTGTTACGCCTCTACGTCCCAGTGAATTATATGATCCGGATAAGAACCGCCGTTTTGGTGAACAATATCTGGCAAAGATGCTGAATCAGTTTAAGGGTAATATTGAGCATGCGATCCTAGGGTATTCCATGGGGCCGGGTGCTACTCAGAAGTGGATTCAGTCGGGTGCGGATAAGTCGAAGTTACCGCCTGATAAGTTTAATTACATTGAGGGATGGAGTGGTCGTGGGCCACACGTACTGCCGAGCGACTGGAAGCGATATCACGAAGGAAAGCGTTCACCTGCTAAACCTAATCCTGAAGCGGAAGCTGAGATCAATAGTCTGTATTCACAAGGCCCGACTGATGGTAGCCGCGTGATGAATGAAGCTGTAGCCCGTGAGCAAGCATGGAGTAAGGCAAATGAGTTTCTTGACAAGTCTAAGCCCTGATGAATTGCGCGCTTTGCGTGAAGTAGCGAAGCGAGTCTTTATTCAGTACAACCCGCCTGAGTTTTATACCGATCGTGAAGCTGACAAGATCATTGAGGCAATGGGGCCTGAGATCATGGAGAAGCGGTTACGCCATTTGATTGATACTAAAGTCATGAAGGGCAAGACCAGTGTTCAAGTTTGATTACAAGCCGAGCGGGGAAACCGTTAGGCAGTTCATGATTGATGACCATTTCTTCCGCGGACTACGTGGGCCTGTTGGTTCGGGTAAGTCGGTTGCCTGTTGTGTAGAGATATTTCGTAGGGCGGCAGCGCAGAAGCCGGGCAAAGATGGCAAACGCAAATCGCGTTGGGCGGTGGTGCGGAATACCAATCCCCAGTTGAAAACCACTACAATCAAAACTTGGATTGACTGGTTTCCCGAAGATGTATTTGGACGGTTTGGGTGGTCGGTGCCGTACAATCACCAGATTAAGGTCGGTGACATTGAACTGGAAGTCTTGTTTCTTGCCCTCGACCGTGAAGAAGATGTGCGGAAATTGCTGTCCCTAGACCTCACGGGTGTCTGGGTGAATGAGGCACGGGAAGTCAGTAAATCCATCATTGATGCTTGCACCATGCGTGTCGGTCGTTTTCCCTCGATTAAGGATGGCGGGCCGACTTGGTATGGCGTGATCTGTGATACCAACGCGCCGGACGATGATCATTGGTGGCCTATCATGGCAGGTGAAGCGCCGATGCCAGATAACGTGCCGCGCGAAGAAGCCCTGATGTTGGTCAAACCAGATGACTGGATTTTCTATAATCAGCCGCCGGGTATGACGGAGATTAAGGATGGTGATGGCAATGTCACCAAGTACATCAATAACCGGATGGCAGAAAACTACAAGAATCTGCCCGGTGATTACTACAAAAAGATCATAACCGGTAAGACCAAATCGTGGATTGATGTTTACGTGCTGAACAAATTAGGTACGATTGAGTCTGGTAAGGCGATATATCCTATGTTCTCAGAGCAAGTACACATATCGAAAGAACACATTGAGCCGCGCGTTGATCTGCCGGTGTATATTGGAATTGACTTTGGTTTAACTCCGGCAGCCGCGTTTGGTCAGCGCTTGCCTAATGGTACATGGGTGGTATTCCATGAGATCGTCACACGTGACATGGGCGCTGTTAGATTCTCTGAATTGCTTAGACATGAAATCCAAACACAATGCCCGTCCCAAGAACTCCACATCTACGGAGACCCCGCCGGTGACTTTAGAGCGCAGACCGATGAAGTTACGCCGTTTCAAATCCTACGAGCCAATGGAATTAAGGCGTATCCCGCGCCAAGTAACGATCCAGTTCTGCGAATTGAGGCAGTCCAAGCACCATTGGGACGTATGGTTGACGGTCGAGCCGGATTTATAATCAACGAATCCTGCAAAACCTTGGTGAAAGGTTTCCGTGGTGGCTATAACTATCGCCGTGTGGCGGTGGGTGGCGAGGTTCGCTACGAAGAAAAGCCGACAAAGAACAAATACTCACACGTACATGATGCGTTGCAGTATCTATTTATTGGTGCGGGCGAAGGTCGCGCACTGACGACTAACGCCAACAAGCCTTCGCAAGTGGCTAATGGACGGAAAGGATGGAACATCTGGGATCAGAGATCGGGATTCGGGAAGCAGCAGGGGTGGAATTCGGTGAAGCGCCGGAATTCGACTGGCTTGTAATCTTCTTAGATAACGATGAAAAGTACTGGTGGGATCATGTTTTCCGCACCAGAAAGGGATTCCGACACGTTTTTGCTATGGCGTATCAGCCCGGATCGTATCATTGGATCATGGTGGACTGGACGGCAAAGTATATGCAGACATGGATCTACCATCCTGAACGAGCGCATGATGTGATCAAATGGGCGAAGGAAAGTCGCAATGCGACCATCGTGACTTATCGTCCACGCAAGGACAAGAATTCCGTTTTCAATGTTCCCGTACTATACTGCACCGAAGCAATCAAGCACTTGCTTGGTATTAAGAAGTTTTTTATGTGGACACCGTGGCAGTTATACAAGTATCTTCTGCAAACAGGTGGCAATGAAATCCATCGGGGAGAGTGGTAATGGGTAATCCATTTAAGAAAGACAAACCTGCGCCTACGCCAGCAGTAACAACGCCAACTGTTGAGGCAACACCAGACAAGGTTGAAGTAGCTCAAGCTAAGACGCAAGCAAAAACAACTACACGTCGTCGCCGTGGAACAATGGGTACTCAAAGCTCTTTGTTGTCTGGTGGTTATCGTGGGTTTTTAGATCAAGATACGTTGGGGTAAGTCATGGATTTGTTTTTACTATCTACCGTAGCGTTTAGTTCACCTAGCGCCCCTGCGCCTGACCCTGAACTTGAGCGTCAGCGCAAAGAGCGTGAAGAATCTGCACGTAAAGAAAAGATTGATCTTGCTAGAAAAGAAGCAAAGCAAGCAACATACGACTTGCAAAAGCGCAGCAAGACAATGCTTGCAGGTTATCGCGGCTATCAAGATGACGGGGATAAACTGGGGTACAGTTAATGGCTAATCCTGAATACATTATTAAGCGATACACCAAAGCTAAAGCAGCTCGTAGTAACTGGCTAGATGTTTGGCAAGAGTGTTATGAATATAGCTTGCCATTACGTGAAGGCTTCTTTATGGAAGCAGCCGGTCAGTCACGCATGGACAAGATCTTTGATGAAACAGCGGTTGTAGGTGTTCAGGAGTTTGCATCACGTTTGCAAAAC